GTAGTCCTCGTCGCTCATGGCGCCGAGGCGCTTGACGCGCTCGTCGGTGAGCTCGAGGTACGGGTTGGCGGCGGCGAGCTCGGTCTTGCGGGCCTCGGCACGCTCGGCGACCTGCCGCTTGTTCTCCTCCTCCGTCTTGTAGGCCGTGAAGGCCTCCTCGGCGGCGGTGGCGCGCTGCTCGGCAGCGGCCTTCTCGGTCTCGAGCGTGTCGACCCTGGTCTGCAGCTCGGTCTTCTGCGTCTCGAGCGCCGCCTTCTGAGCAGTGAGCTCGGCGGTCTCGCGCGTGACGTTGTCGTTCACCAGCGCGTACGCCTCACCCTCGGTGAAGGTGCGCCCGGTGGTGGGGCCGTTGTCAGCCATGTACCCTCCTCGGCTACGACGCCGGCAGAGTTGTTCCGGCTTGGTGCCCCTATCGGCATCAGCGTCCAGAATCTGACAACGGACGTTACCGGGTGCTCCCCGGGCCCATCAGCGCAGCCACCACACGCACGGCATCCTCGTCCGTGGCGCCGGTGAAGGCGGCCGCGTTGCGCTCGAGCAGGGCCTCGGCCTTGGGGATGAGCACGCGCGCCTCGGCGTTGGCCCAGCCCGGCTCCGTCGGCGGCACGATGATGCCCGCACCCTCGAAGATCGGGTCGACGAAGCGACGCACGCCGCCGGACCTCATGTGGTCGCAGCGGGACGTGTCCGGGGTCTTCATGTAGGGCTTGTACTCGGCGCTGTGGCCGCACCCCTCCTCCATGCACGCGACCTCGCGGGAGACGCACTCCATGCTGAACCAGAGCCGGCCGTCCTCGGACGCACTGCGGATGGCAGCGGTCTCCTCGCGGGCGATCCACGGCCACAGGGCGCCGAGCGCCGCGATGTGGCTGCCCACGCCGGACTCGGCCGCCGCCTCGCGCTCGACCGGGACGTACTCGCTGTAGGCCAGGGCACCGATGATGTGGCGCTCCTGGTGCAGCCAGTTGATCGGGCCGTGGTCGACGGTCGGCTGGCCGAGCTGCAGGTCGTCGGCGGACCAGTAGGCCATGTTCCGGTTGGGCCGGTCGGCCTCGACGTAGCGGCCGGCGATCCAGAGGTTGGCGCTCTGAGCCTCCTTCTTGCTGCTGGCCAGGGCCGCGAGCGTGGCCGGGAGGTCGTCCATCGTGTCGACGCGGCCGCGCGTGGCGAGCACGATCCGCTCGCCGATGTTGGCGACGAAGGCCACCTCCTTGTCGGGGGCGACGTCAACGGCCGCTGCCATCTGCGGAGCAGGGAGCTTGAGCACCCCGGACGGCATACCGATCGGGTGGCTCGAGTCGTGCAGCGTGCCGTTGCAGGCCACGCAGCGGATGTTCTCGACGAGGCCCCGGCTGAGCACGTACGGGTGCGAGCGGGTGTACTTCGGCCCCAGCACCTTGGGCGCCATGCTGGCCGCCAGGGTGGAGTACGAGGACACGAGCGCCCCGGGCGACGGGGTGACGTGGAGCTGGTTGCTGGCCGGGAGGTCGCACTGGCCGCAGGGCGGCAGCCCATCGGGCCAGACGAAGCCGTGCGGGCTGTAGATCGCGCTCATGTCGTGGTCTGCTTCCTCGTGCCGCTGGACGTGTTGCCCTTGTCGTTGACGTTCGTCTTCGTCGGGTTCTGGGCGGGCTTGCTGGCGCCGTCAGCCGGACGCCCACCCGCAGCACCATTGCCGCCCTGCGCCGCCGGCGGAGCACCGGGCTCCCCGCCGGGGCCGGCCGCCGAGAACGGGACCTGGGTCTGGAAGATGTCGTCGTAGATGAGCTCCTCCACCTTGCGACGCATCGCCTCGGCGCCCTGGTCGAAGCCGAAGAACTCGAGCGTGCTCTCGCGGCTGATCTCCTTCTGGGTGCGCAGCGCCATGATCTGCTGGGCCAGCGCCGCGACGTCACCGATCTGGATAGTGCTCGGCGTGAAGGACAACGACGGGGCACCGCCGTCGAAGATGCCGTCGTTCTTCGGGTGGTTGACCACGGCACGCGCGATCTCCGCCTCGAGGAAGCGCTTGAGCATGTGCCGGCGCCCCTGCAGGGTGAGCTGGGTGGACCGGCCAAGCTCGAGCGTGAAGCCGCCCTTGGTCTTGTAGTCGGGCAGGCCCGACAACAGGCGTTGCACGATGCGCGAGTCGATGAGGTTGTACTTCTCGCCCTGCAGCGTGAAGTCGACCTTGGGGGCGACGATCTCGATCTCGAGCCGGTGGTCGGAGAAGATGACCGGCACCTTGGCCAGGGTCTTGAAGCCCTCGCGGAGGTTCTCGATCTCGCCGGACACCGCCGGGCGGTCCTTGTCGCCCTTCTTCACCAGGAGGATGTAGTTGGCCGCGCCGACGAGCGCCACCCGGTCGGCGGCCATGAGCTGGAGCTTCATGTCGATGAGCCGGAAGATGCTCTTCATCCGCAGCGGGGCCCAGCGCTGATAGTCGCTCTTCGTCGCGGTGTAGCGCTTGACCGTGTCGTGGTTGAGGAGGATCAGGGTGGATGAGTTGTAGTCCCGCAGCTCGCGGGCCTCGGCCGGCTGGATCTGGTAGGGCCCGGCGTAGAACCGGTCGACGGCCTGGTCCACCCGCTGGCCGTTGAGGACCTGCTTGTAGAGCTCGTACTCCATCGGCTCGGCACGCCACGCGAGGCGCTCGCCGCCGAAGGCGTCCAGCTCGACCGGGAGCACCTTGGTGGAGTCGAGCACGGCGATGCGCTGGGGGAACCAGACCTTCTTCTTGGTCTTCCGGGCGTTGCCGCTGTCGGTCTTGCCGCGCACCTTGAACTCGGTGTAGCCCCAGTAGAAGGCGCAGACGGCCTGGCTGCAGACGTCGTCCTCGCGCCAGATGCGGCGCACCACGGCGTCGAGGTTCTGCTCGGCGGCCATCTGGTTGAAGAGGTCCGTGGTGATCTGGTCCTCGTGCTCCCACTTGATGCCCTGCAGCGCGAGGCCCTCGGTGATCTCGAGGGCGTTGCTCGCGGTGTCGTCCTCGCCGCCGATGCGCCGAGCGATCTTCATCTCGGAGAAGACGTCCTTGGCGGCCTGGAAGTCGGGGCGCTCGAGCGGGCCGACGTTGGAGCGCTGGTCGTTGATCCACGCCTGCAGGCTCGAGGCGATCTGGCGCATGTGGCCGTCGAGGCCCTCGAGCTCCTCGGCACCCTCGGTGAGCATGACGCCCACACTGATCTCGTTGGGGTCGACGGCAACGCCCGTCTCCCTCTCCACGATCTCGGTCACGGCGCTCCTCCACTGCTGCGGATCATGTCGAGGTCCTGACGCATCATGGCGATGCGGGACTGGGCGAACTTGTACTGCCGGTCGATCTCGTCGAGCACCGGCTGGACCTGCATCGTGCGGACCTGGGAGTAGGTCCGGTCGAAGGGCTCGATGAGCCGGAGGTCGGTCCACATCTCGGTGAGCCGGGCGGAGTAGGCGCTGGCCTCGCGCACCACCTCGTCGGGCTGCTTCTGGTACCACGTCCGGATGGCAGCCTTGATGGCCGCGAGCTCGAGGAGCACCTGGCCCTTGCTGCCGATCGAGGTCGGGACCATGCTGGCGTTCACTCGTGGGTCCTGCGCCATGGCGGCGAACCCGTCGAGGACGGAGGGCTGCATCGGGGCTATGCCACCGGCTGCGACTGCTGCGAGGAGGTCGGGATCCGGCGGGGTGGTCTGGATGAACCCACCATCGCTCGATCCCTCAACGGTCGTCTTCATGCTCCATTATCGGCGAGAATCCACGAGAATCCGTGGCAAACGCGCCGACATCCAAGAAGGGCCAGCCGGCAACGGACGTTGTCAGAGCCCGAACTGGTCCAGCACGGGCGCCCACTCGTTGGCCCGGCGCTCCATCTCCTCGATGGCGTCCAGCTCCTTGCCGAGCACCATGAGCTTCGTCGCGTCGAGGGTGTGGAAGGAGCCGCCGCCGTAGTGCTTGCGCTGGCCGGCAGTGCTTCCCTCGTCGCGCGAGTACTGGACGGTCTGGCCCTGGAACTCGGTCAGCAGCTCGGTGTCGTACGGCAGCTCGACGCGCTTGGCGTCGACGAGGTCGCGGAGCTTGTCGGTGGCGAAGACGATGGCGTTCTTCTCGATCATCGCGTCGAGCTGGGTCTCCTTGCCCTTGAGCTCGCGGTCGTCGAACTCCACCTTGCGCTTCTCGGAGAAGCCGTAGCCCTTGACCCTGGCCCTGATCGGGGACCGCTCCATGTGCTGCCAGATGGGCAGGCCGGCGCCGGTCTTGTCCATCGACAGCGCGCGCAGCCGGTCGCCGTAGAACTTGAAGATGGCCTCGACGACCTCCTCCTGGTCCGGGGCCGAGATGCGCATCATGTGCACGCGGGTCAGCAGGCGCAGGACGTCGATCTTGTGCCCGGCGACGGTGCGGGTGAGCTGGCCGAAGACGAGGAGCTCGCTGGGGTCGTTCGTGAAGCCGATGTCCATCCCGGCCCAGTAGGACTTGTACTCCTGGTCGAGGTGGCTCTGCGGGAGCTGGACCATGTCGCCGGCCGGGATGCCCTTGGCGATGAGCGTCTCGCCCTCCATGCGGATCTGGGCGTAGACGCTCTCGTTGTACTCGGTGGCCTCGGCAGTCTCGTTCTTCCGGACGCAGGCCATGAGCCGGGCGAGCACGAAGACCGGGTTCGTCACGTCACCGTGGTCGCCGTAGATGTTGCGCCGGTAGTCGGGGTTCTCGCGGCTGCCGCCGTAGATGGCGATCTTCTGCTCGCGCTCCTCGTCGGACCACGTCGGGCGATGCATGCCGTAGAAGCGGTGGACGTAGAACGGGATCTCGGTGTTCTCGCCGGCGGTCATCTTGTAGTACATGTCCCGCACACCGCGCGACACCCCGTGGGCCCGCCACTTGGCGCCGGGGACGCCGGCCTTCATCGTCTCGATGAGCTCCATCCACCCCTGGGTCGGGTAGTCCTGGGCCTCGTCGTGCTCGAGCACGAGCGGGTGCTGGCCCTTGACGCCTCGGCCGTCGCGGTTCGGCAGGCGGCCCATGATCTTGCTGCCGTTGACGAAGGACGCCTGGAACTGAGGCTGGTGGCGTATGCCGCCGCCCTTGACGATCGGGAGCATGGCCCGGGCCAGCCGGGTGCCGTTGACGAACTTGTCCTCGATCTTGGAGGTCAGCGGGTCGAGGTGGTTGAGCTCGGGAGCCGTCAGGAGCATCTCCTGCCCCGGGTAGTTGAACGGGAAAGCATGCCCCCGGATGATGATGCCCTCGCTCTTGCCGATCGAGCGCGAGCACTGGTCGATCTGGAAGGTCTCGTCGCAGCCGTACCAGGACCACTGGTAGTCGCGGATCCGGTAGCACGGGTCCGGGCGCCCCGGGGTGTCGTCGCGGAAGGAGAACTCGGCGAGCTCGATGCCGGAGGGGTCGTCCATCATGGCGACGAGGTAGCACTCCTCGTCGTCGAGCATCTCGAGGACGCTCATCGCAGCCATCCGGTCAGCCGGCGCCACCACGACTGGTGCTGCGGGTAGCCGCAACAGTTGCAGACGGTCAGAACCCAGGAGTTGTCGGCGGGAGACTCTTTCACCGCACGGCCACCTTGAGGAAGCCGATCGACCGGTGCGGCTGGGCCACCATCACGTTGGCCACCATCTGGGTCACGGTCTCGATCCGCCACTCGAGGAAGTAGGCCGGGTGGACGTTGAGCGCCTTGGAGATCTGCTCGATGTCATACCGCGACAACGGGCGTTGTCCGCTGACCTTCCGCCGGAAGACGCGCGGGTTCTCGCCGATCTTGATCGCCACCGAGTTGACCGTCCGGTCCCCCAGGAGGTCCCGGAACGCCTCGGCGAAGGGCTTGATCGAGAACTTCGGCTGCACGATCTCGAGGAGCTCGTCGAGACTGCCCTCGATGTGGTTGCGCCGGCGGCCGCCCTGCGGGTTGCTCGTGCCGGCGCTCTTGCGCTGCTCGGACTTGTAGACGCGGAAGACGTCCCCCAGCATCTGCAGGAGGACGTCGGGCTGCTCGGTGAAGTGGTTGTGCCAGTCGGCCGTGCCGTACTCCTCGGTCGGGCAAAGGGAGCGGGCCGTAGCCCACTCAGCCCCTGACGCGCGCACTCAGAGTTCCTGCTGCCAGAACCGCTGCTGGTTCTGTCGGAAGTGGTCGTCGACGGCAATGAACTCCGGAAGCATGGTCTCCCTTATCCACTCGAGGATGTCGTGCTCTGTCGAGAAGCCGAGCTTGTCGCGCTCGACCTGGTCGGAACGATCGAACGACCCCACGATGTACGAGAGGTCGTTCATGAGCTGCAGTGCCTTGCGGAGCTGGTTCTCACGGTGGATGCCGAACTCGCGCGCCCTCTGCTTGAGACGCACGAGGTAGGCCCCCGTGTCCTGCTCCTTCTCCTTGTCCCGCTGGGACTTCGTCATGCCGAGGTCGTTCTTGACCTTCGACAGGGAGTCGCCGTACTCCTTGATGGCCCGACGCACCTGTGCTGCGTCGACGGTGACACCGTCGTAATCCACACCCGTGGCCGCCCAGTTCGACAGGCGGTGCATGAGGAGCTCATAGAACAAGACGCGCGAGAGGTCCGCCAGGTCGGCCACGTTCGTGAAGAGGAACTGGCTCATGTAGGCGTTGCACTGGCCGTTGTAGTAGTCGGCCTCGTCTTGGTTCATCACGGGAGACTCGCTCCCGACAGGCGTGGTGACGGTGATCAGCGGGGCCGCCGGCGGCAGGTAGTACGTCGGTACTCCTGCGGGTGGCTGCGCTGTTGTCGTCATTGGGGCCTCTCCGGGGGGTTATGGTGCGTTCGGGATCAGTCGTCAGAGTCAGGGTCAAACCCCCCGGAGAGTGGGAGGCCCGAGGCAAGAACCCCGGAGCAAGGCGTAGGCGTAAGTCGTAGTCGTAGTCACACGCAACCGGAGTCACAGTCCGGCTACAGCCCCAGTATGCAGGAAGAGGGACCAATGTTGGTCCCTCTTCGTGTTTGGGTGTGTCAGCCCTCAACGTCCGTTGCCGACACGCTCCCCGCACTCGAGGCAGACATCGCTGCTCATGAGGACGACGTGGACGTGCTCGGCGCCGGTCTTGTCCCGTGTTGGATCTGGATCCAGTGGCGCCGGCGGTGGCACGGGACGCGGGCGGATGAGGCTGCCGCCGAGGATGCCGGACACCACCGCCACGAGCATGAGGAACAGGAACCAGTCGGTCATGGCTCCGGGTCCATCCAGACGATCGGACCCTCCTGACGGCGGGCGAGATCGACCAATGGCTCAATGACTCGTGCCGGCCGCTCAAGTTCAGCGGCAATGCGGTCAAACTCCTCAGCCGGCACAACCCAGGCGCCCCACTCGGTGTCGTCGATGGGAGTGCTCATGGCTGGTAGCCCTCGAGCACGTCGGCCTGCTGGACAGCCAGGGCGTACGCCTGCCACACGTCAGCCGAGAAGCCGTAGAACCACCCGGGCTGGGCCTTGGTGCCCTTGCCGTGATTCGACACCCCGGGAGCGAAGCGATCCTTGAGGGCCCGGCTGATGTTGGCGTCAGTGGCCTTCGTCGTCCGGCAGTGGTGGAGTTTCACGTCGCGCCGGTAGACGAGGACCGGCGAGAACGCCGTCAGACCGCTGGAAAAGGTGAGGGCCACCTGCTGGAAGCGGCCGATCCATACGCAGGTCTCGAAGACTTCCTTGCCTACCGGCATCCCGTACGAAGAGATCATCTCGATGGCCATGAGCGGCACACTGTTGGGCGCACCCGGCGTCGACCATGCGATCACCCGGAAGAGGAGCGAGTCGTTGTCGACCTTGCCGAACTCGATCGGCCGCCTGGTCTCGACGTCGATCAGGGCGTATGCCGAGTCCTTGTCGCCCGGGTCGATGGCCAGGAGCATGGTCATCCGCGCATCACCTCCGTCGGCGGGTGACCCCAGCCACCGCCCATGCAGAACCCGGGGTGCGGGTCCGGCAGGGAGCAGTCAGGGATGTGGTCGCCGAAGCGCTCACCCTTGGGCCGCAGGCGCCACGACGGGGACAGGCACTTCCCGCACTGGCCGAGGTCCTCACAGGGACCCTCCGGCCCACGGTGCGGCCCGTCTGGGCACTCGTCTGGATGGACGAACTTCATGACGATCCGATCTGCAGGAGGGCCGGCACCGTGCCGGTGGAGTAGGCCTTGTCGATGGCCGCGACGATCGCCCGGCCCGCGCGCTCGCCGTTGGGCAGCACCATGTGCATGGCGAACTCGTCCTCGAAGGTGACGATGCCCGCCTCGACGGCCTCGAGCTTGGCCTTGATGACGAGGTTGAGGGCGCGCCACCGCTGCTTGACGGCCTGCTCGTAGGCCTTGGCCTGCTCGGCCGGGGAGCGCTTGTTGCGCCGGGCCGGCGTGTAGACGAACTGCGCGCTGGTGCGCTCGGGCAGCGGCAGGACGAACTGCACCCGACGGTCGTGGATGATGAAGCCGACCATGGCCCGGTCCCCCTCCCAGCCGTAGGCGAAGGACGTGGCACCGTAGCGCTGCAGCGTGCGCTCGATCTCCGAACGGGAGCGGTCCGAAGAGACGTCGGTGTTGCTGGCGTAGGTGGGCATCAGTGACCTCCGACGTGCTGGACGACCGTGGAGATGAGCACCCCGAGGACGAAGAGCCCCGTGAGGATGCCGGCGAGGGCGACCATGAAGGCCGACTGCCACCTCATGGGCACGTCACCACCAAGGTGGTCTGGCAGTCCTCGAACCCGCCGCCGAGCCAGTACAGCCCGAGGCAGATCGCCCCGAAGACGATGAAGAGCGGGATCATCATGACGAGGAACGCGCGCATCACGGCTGACACCCCGGACGGATCGCCTTCACGTCCTCGCGGTACGTGTAGACGCACGTCGCCGCACTGAGGGCGACGGATGCCGGATGTCCGGTGATCTCCGTCGGCGCGAGCAGCGTGGTCACCTTGTGGCAGTGCTGGCACACCCCGCCGTCGACGAGACCCTCGAGGAGCACCCAAAGCGCCTCCGGCAAGGACAGGCCAGAGCCGGTCTTGTGGCCCCGGTCGAAGGTGGCCATCGCCACCCACGCGGTCGGCTTGATCTCGTCGAGGTAGCCGATCTGCAGGTTCTTCGCCCCGGTGCGGCCGATCATGTCGACAGTGGCAGTCTGCACGTCGATCTCGCTCACGGCGCCACCTGCCCGACGACGACCTGCCGGAACATGCCCTCCATGATGTCGATCTGGCTGTCGGCCGTGGCCATCTCGGCGTGCGCACGGCGCTGCCACTCGAGGACGTTCTCCCGGCTGATGTAGAGCGAGGACATCTGCTCGTCGGTGGGCGCCTGCCCCGACTCGTTGATCCTGCCCATGATGGTGACGAGACCCTGCACCGCCTGGTCGAGCCGACCGAAGTCGACCACCTCCCGGGTGCGGGTCGGGATGACGTTCTCTCCCACGAAGAACCACTCTCTCTGGACGATGCCGTTGCCATACAGGGTCTCGACGAGCCGCTGCCCGTCGAGGTAGAGCGAGACCCGCTCGTAGTAGGGAAGGCCCTGGTGGAGGCCGACGACGCTGAGCACGGTGCCGATCCGGATGCGGGTCTGGTTGTCGACGCACAGCGCGATGGCCGTCATGGTCGAGACGACCGGCGCGTCCGTCTTGCGGGCCTCGAACTGGCGCCGCACCTGCGCATAGCCGGGCGGCGGGGTCTTGCCGCTGTAACGCCGCGAGGGCTTGGCCTCGATGCCGCTGAACTTGGTCTTCATCAGCGAAGCTTCTCGTTGTCGGGGTCCTTCCGCGTCCTGCGGAGGGTGCGACCGATCTTGCCGTCCTCGAAGGTGACGTAGCCCTCGTCACGCAGGATGCGCAGGTGCCACTGCATGCGGCTGAACGAGCCGCCGATGACCCGTTGGAGTTCTGCGCCGGAGGGCGGGTAGCCGTTCTCCTCGGACAGCTCCTTGATGGCGCTGAGGATCTGCCTGCGTACGAGGAGACCGGCTGGGGCGTACGTGCCCTTGGGTCGACCAGGCTTGCCGGTCTGCTCCACGGTGGGTCCTTTCGTTGTGATCTATCACTAGGATATTAGATCGGTCGGGGACCCTCGAGCAAGGGCACCCCAGAACTATTTTTCTGACAACGTGCGTTACGGACTGGAAGTTTGCCGAACCGCTTGCATTCGAGCCTCGCGCGCGTCAGAGTCCTCAGTACACTCTCTCTTCACCAGATGACTCTCTTCTCAGCAAGGGGGCCGGAGGCCCCCAACTTGCTTCTCTCTAGTGACTCTCCTCGCGCGGGCGGGCGCGCGTGTGCGCGTGGGTGCGTGCGTGCGCGGAGACAAGATGAGGCCCCCGTCCTCCGCGTCAGGATGGGGGCCTCTTCGGTGGCGACTTGCGCCTTGACGGTCCCGTACTACAACGAGCCGACCGACAGGTTCTGATCAGGAGCCCTTCTGGCGCTCCTCCTCAGCCTTGGCAGCAGCCTTCTCCGAGCGCTGCTCCTTGGCGGCACACTTCGGGCAGACGCTCGTGACGAAGGACCCGTAGGGCGTGTCCGTCGCCTGCAGCTTCGTGTCCGGGTGCACCGGGCAGGTGCCGTCGGCCTTGAGCTCTCCGGTCTCCCGGGGAACCTCCTGGTCCTCGAAGGGGACGTCGACGGGCTCCGCCTCCTCCGCCTTGACGTCAGCCATCACTTGCCCTCGGCCGGCGGGGTGTAGGCCTCGTGCTCCGGCGTGCCCTCGGGCGCCTCGACGGGGTCGGCCGTCTTGGCGAGCTGGTTCATCGTGTCGGTGTACTGCTGGGCGAACTCGTCGGTGCCCGGCTTGGGACCGGCCTCGACGGTGGCGTCCTCGGCAGCCTTGGCCTGGGCCTCGCGGCCCTGGGCGCTGGTGTCGTTGCCGTCACCCGGGGTGGGCTGGTCGGCAGTGTTGGCCGGGGCGCTCGGGTCGGGCGTGCCGGCGGTGTTGTCGGCGGCGGGGGAGGTCGTGGCCGGCTTGGCCTCGGCCTTCTTCGCGGCGCTGCTGTTGTTGGCCATCTCGGGCGGTCCTTCCATGGGGTACTGCGGACATCATGTCCATCGGCACCGCGTGGAGGAATGTGCCTATCCGCTTGAAAGATAACCCGGCAACGAGCGTTGTCGGGTGCAAACCGAGAAGCTCGAGATTCTCTCCTTGCCATCTCACGGGATCTGCGTATTCTAGTGACATGTCGCAGATAACACAGGTGCCGGTCGTATTCACCGGGGACGAGCTCAAGGACATCCTCGACTTCGTCGTCGAGGGCCCGGAACTCTCTCGAGGCAGCTTCGCCTTGCGGTTCGAGAGCTCGGCCGAAGTGGCGATGAACGGCTTTCTCCGACACATCTACGACGCGCATGGAGTCTGGGTGTCCAACGAGTGCCTCGCAATCAGCGCCACCTACCCGGTCGACGTGCGGCTGCTGCGCACGGGCATCTGGTACAACAACGGTGCGCCGTGGGACTGGGACGAGTTCATCGAGGAGTCGGACCGACTCTTCCCGTACCGGGACAACGCCGGAGAGGCCTACGCGACACTCGCGCTCCTGGTCAATGCCGACGACCACCCGCGCAACCTGCACGGGATGGTCTGGGGACCACGACAGACGATCGAACAGATCGCTTATGAGCAGCGCGGCCGAGCCAACCTGGCGATGTCCGGGTATCCCCCGTTCACACCCAAGATCGACACACCCAAGCCCGCCTTCGATTGGAGACAAACGGGAGGATGGGCATGAGCAACGTGAAGAGCCTCTGGGACGGCATACCCACCCCAGTCTTCGATGAGGTGAGCCAGGTCGTCTACGACACCATCATGAGCCGACGCGGCGCCGGGATCCCGGACAGCGCTCCGCTTGCGTTCCTGACGAACGTCAAGAAACTCGACGGAACCCGGTGCTACAACAGGGTCCTGCACTGGTCGCCGGGCGCCAAGGCCGTGGTCGTGCCGGTCCAGCCGGCCATCCATGGTGGACGCCTCGAGTTGCTCGTGAGTACCCGCGCGCGAGTGCCGGTGGACGGCAGCGACCTCGACCTCTGGCACCGTCAGGTCGAGAGTGCGGTCGAGGATTTCCGGTGGCACCTGGCAGAGGACGGCCTGATCGACCTGATGCCGGACGCCGAGGACATCGCCATCGAA